AAAATACCCACCATTAAATGATAATAATATAGTGAAACCCTTTATGGGAGATTCAAAAGATAGATTGGATGAAAATGGTAAGAAATTTTATGGGAGTATGGGTGTAATTCCAAAGAATTAATTAAAACCGAATTACACTTCCCTTATGATTTCAGCAAAGGGGACAATTTCAGTAGAACCACATAAGGGACGTATTGTTCTTGATGTATCTGATGATTTTGTTCGACTATACTATTGGTTCTTATCCAAACACTATTGGATAAGAATGAACACTCCAATGCATGGTGCTCATGTGACCATCTACAACGAAAAGCATCATACTAAAGTAAATTGGAAAAAAGCTTTAGAATACAGTAAAAAAGAAGTTGAATTTACTTACGATCCTCATATAATCGAAGGTGGATATCGTAAGGGATTCCTTATGTATTACTTGAAGGTCTTTTCCAAGGATTTGGATCAAATGAAAAAGAAGTTGGGTATCAGAGATGGTGAGAATTTCCGTGGGCTTCATGTTACAGTGGCGAATTCGAAAAATGGATCAGTCTTTCCAGATTGGCCTAAAATGATTGAAGTGAAATGAAAGCTATTATTACATTGAACACGATGATGATCGTTTATATATAGAATATTATCCTATTAAAAATTGTTCAAAGACTTTATTAAAATCCTTTGATAATAGTAGAATTATTCTTGATGATGGATTGATTGTAACTACGGAAGATTTTAAGAAAAATAGAAAAACTTATTTAAAATGAATAAAGACATTGTAAAACTATACGAAAACATCAACAGTAATCAGGATAAGACGGTAATTATCGTTCGTGGTGTTTCCGGTGCTGGTAAGACGACTTTTACTAATACTATCGCGGAACCAAAGGTTGTTTGTACTGCCGATGACTACTTTGAACAGGATGGTCAATATAACTTTAATCCAACCAAGCTTGGAGAAGCACATAAGCAATCCATGAATAAGTTTACTCAGGCATTGTTGAATCCCGCTGTTAAAAATATTGTGATTGCCAACACCAACACCAAACCTAGTGATTATAAGTATTATGTTGATAAGGCCAATGAAGTGGGAGCCAAGGTTATCTATGTTGTTCTTGAAAAGAGACACGATAACCCGAATGTTCATAATGTCGGAGAGGATATTTTGAAAAGACAGGAAGATAATCTTAGAAAAGATTTAAAGTTGAGATAGAAGTTTATCGTGTTTGTTTTTCTATGTTAATTTTAAATTAATTAAAACCGAAGTATAATCTCCCTATGAAATTACCTGATCCAGAACAATTTAACTTTAAGGAAGGAATTATTGCGGAGGATGAGTGCATTCTTATCACACCCGATAGTATCAAGTGTAAATGGACAGAAGAAACTTTAAAGTTTCGTTCTATGATTGTTCGAAAGACGGATAATTATATTATCAGTAGAGGATTTGATAAATTCTTCAACTATGAGGAACAACCAGAGTTGGATAAATTTCCCGATGGACCGTTTGATGTAATTGAAAAAAAAGATGGGTCTTTGATCATTTGGGGGATATATAAAGATGTTCTGATTCATAGAACTAGAGGAACTTTTGATGCTTCAAATATGGCTAATGGACATGAAATTCAATTTCTAAAGGAAAAGTATCCACAACTATTGGTTGCTATTTATAATAATCCAGAGTATAGCATATTGACTGAGTGGCAAACCAAGACCAATGTAATTGTAATTAGTGAGGTTTCAGAACCGACTCTGACTTTAGTTGGAGTTATTCACAATGAAACTGGTAAATTAGTTATACAATCCGAATTGGATAAAATTTCTGAAACTTGGGGACTTGATAGACCCAAAAGATATCATTACGATTCTATATTGGAATGTATTTCCGATGTTGAACTTTGGAATGGTAAAGAGGGAGTTGTTTTATATTCCGAAGATGGTCAGAAACTTCGTAAGTGTAAATCTGAGTGGTATAGATCACTTCACTCTATGGCAACTGGTATAAAAACCGTTAAAAATGTATTGGATGTTTTTATGACTTCTCCGAGATTCACAACCCCCAAAGACTTTTTTGAATATTTGGAACGAACCATGGATCATGAAATTGCAGTTAAGTGTAAAGATTTCATAGATCAAATATGTGAAGCTTATACTATAGTTAAAACCAAAATGATCATAGTTGATGGTGCTATGGAATATATCAAGACTTTGCATACTCGAAAAGAACAGGCACAATACATAATGGAACGTTGTAATGATTGGATGGTTCCTTATGCATTTTCTCGTCTTGATGGTAAGGAATTGGATGATAAATTATTGCGTAAGGCACTTGAACAAGAATTAAAGATATGATAAACTTCGTAAAAGAGTTAGAAAGTCAGGCAAAAACATATGGCGTGATTGATTATGTTTATCCTGTTATAGACGATCCATTTTTTAACCAATGGTCGGGTTCTGGTAGTGGTAAACATCACCATTATGGTGATGGGGGATTGTGTAAACATACCTATGAAGTTTGGATGTTAAGTCGATCAATAATCGAACAGTATAGATGTTATAATGTCGAACCTTATAAAGCATTGGATATGAATTCCCTAGAAGTTTTTATCAGCGTCATTTGGCATGATTATGGTAAGATTTGGGATTATCAAAAAGATGATAATGGAGTATGGGGTAAACACAATAATCATGCTCGTCAAATTCATCATATTTCCCGATCTGCTCTTGAATTTGAAAAACACATGGTTCAATTAAAGAGTGTTCATCGTCTTAAAGCAGATATTAATAACGATAACATTGTTCATAACATTCTATCACATCATGGTATGAGAGAATGGGGAAGTCCCGTTGCTCCCGCTACTAGGGAAGCATGGATTCTTCATCTTGCGGATAACCTGTCTGCTAGACTTGATGACTCCGGTAAACATGATATACTAGACCATTAATTAAAACCGAAATACAATAACGATATGGAAGTGGAAAAAGTAAAGCTCGTCTTTTCAGACCTAAAGGCCAATTCATACAAGTTTTGGCAAGCTGAATTACATGATGATGGTAAAGTCGTGGCAGAATTTGGTGTTGTCGGTGCTAAGAACCCTCAATCAAAAGATTTTGGTAATGTGGGTAGATCATTCTTTGAAAAGAAAATCCGTGAGAAGGAACGCAAGGGATATTCCCGAGCTAAGGTTCTAATGGAAGGTGCGGTTAATACAACTACCGCTGCCAATACTTCTCTTTCTGATATTGCCTTATCCCAAATAAATCTTTCTGATACTAGTCTCAAAACACTTATTAAGAGACTTGCAGATAGCAACGTCCACAAGATTACTAATTCAACTAGTATTAGCTTCAATAATGGTGTATTTCAAACTCCCCTTGGTATTGTTACCAAGGATGGTATTTCAGAAGCACGTATTCTACTTGATTACTTTTTCAAAAACATCAAGAAGAACGGTCAAGATGATTTCAATCAAAGGATTGATGATTATCTTAAGATCATTCCAAGACCAAAGGGTGGTGGATTACAGTATGAGGATATATTTCCAACTGTTGATGTTGTAAAGAAAGAATCCGATGTATTAGATGCTCTTGAAAACAGTGTTGATATTGCACTTAAAACTCCTGTTAAAGATGTTAAAGATGGTAAGGCTGGTGAAAAAGTATTCAATCTCAACATGTCTCTGGTTACTGATCAAAAAGTTATTAAGAGAATTCAGGATTGGTATAATAGGACCAACAAGGCAATGCACAATTACACCAATGTCAAAATTGTGAATATTTACGAGGTTGACATTGTGGATTACAATACTGACTTCGTGAAGAATCCAGTGAATGTTAAGGAAGTGTGGCACGGGAGTTCGCAATCGAACATATTGTCGATCTTGAAAAGTGGACTAAATGTTAGACCGCCATCTACTGCTGCGATTGCGGGGGCTTTATTCGGCTCCGGTGTTTATGGTTCTGAAACAAGTTCTAAAAGTCTTGGTTATAGCTTAGGTCGTTGGGGACAATCATCTGGCAATAACGCTTGGCTTTTCGTCTGTAATTTCGAAATGGGTAATCCATATTATCCTACTACATATGGGATCAATTCAATACCCTCTGGTTACGATTCTTGCTGGGCTTTACCACATAAGACAGGACTACACAATGATGAACTTATTGTGTATAATAGCAATCAAATCAAAATAAAATATCTTTTAGAGTTGAAGGTGGTATCCTGAATGGAATAACTACAAAAAGGTAATACCGGAAGATATCGATATTGATGGAGTGTTTCTACTACATTGGTTTTTAGATGATGGATTTACTCACTTTAGGAATAGTGTGGTGTAATTCAACCGAAAATAAAGAAGGGTATCGATTATATATTCCTCAAAGTAAAACAGACCACTTTTTTAATATTATTGGTAAATGCCCAATACAAAGTCTTGAATACAAATGGAAATAATTAAAACCGAAATACAATACAAACAAATAAAATTATGAAACAAATACAATTAATAACAGCAATTCTTCTTGCAATCAAGGAGTTCGGAACCGATAAGTTTTCGATTTACGATATCACTACAAACATTCGCACTTCAATTAGAAATTGTGAATATGTGCTATCATTCGATGGACTATTCATGCAAGTGGATATTAAACATGATGAAGTTAAACGTCTATTCGAAGAACTATATACCAATGATCTTTTGAGTAACTACGATAAAAGTTTCAATTCCCAAGGTTATCGTGAATATCAATTGAATGATGTTTTTGATACTGATCTTGATGATAGTAATGATCTTACAGGTATTCCTGTAACCCCCTCCCCTGTTAAACTAACGGTGGATGATATTAAGAATGCTTGCGCTTCCAGTGGTATCCCTTTCGAGGTTCAAAAGAAAATATATTCTTATATCAAGAATAACGGACCCGTGACCATGAAACAAATTCAATCACGTTTGAAAGGACCATTTACTTGTTCGGAACTTTTGGATTTTCTATCCAAGATCAATCTGGTTGATACAAATACCACTTTTAATTATCCTAGTTACGTTAAGACTGTTAAGTTTAATTAAAACCGAAGTATAATCCTAATATGAAATTGGAAGTTATTAAACTTAGTGATGGAAAATATGCTATCAGAAAAGGTTGGTGGACATATGAATATGCTGATATTAATGATATCGAATCTAATTCGCCTATATATTGGTGGGGTTCTTTACATAACTCTTCACAATTTTCAACTTCTAACATTCAAGAACTATTAGATTTTATTGAGAAAAATAAAAAAACAAAAAAGCCAACTTTAAAAGTTGAACGTGTGATTGCTAATTATGAAGTTAGAGATGATATATAAATTATGAAAACTAAAATTGACGAGGATCTAAAACAAGCAATGCGAGATAAGAATCAAACTAAGCTAAATGTTCTCAGGGGTCTTAAATCAGCATTCACCAATGCCTCTCTACAAAAGGGTAATGTTGATTCTGAATTGTCAGATATTGAAATTATTAATATTGTTCGTAAACAATTCAGTCAACGACAAGATTCTATTAAGCAATTTATTGATGGTCAGAGACTTGATCTGGTTGCTAAGGAAGAAGTTGAAATGGAGATTCTAAAGGAATACCTTCCAACTGAACTTGATGATGGTGATCTTGCCGGAATCGTTTGGTCGGCTATTCAGGAATATGAGAATCCAACTAAAAAGGATATGGGTGCCATTATCAAGAAAGTGGTGGAAATTGTTAATGGTCGTGCTGATAATAAAAGAATCTCAAAAATGGTTGGAGAAAAACTATCATGAATGAATATAAAGAAAGATGGAATGATTTTGAATGGTATGAAAAAATCCTAGTTACTCCCGGAATTTTATTGTTTGGTAGTATTTGTATACTAGTATCGCCAGTGATACTATTCATGTCGATGGTTATTCTAACCATAGAGTTTTTTGGGGGCGATGATTATTTAGATTGATTATAAAATGAAACACATACTATTTCTTAACAAGTGTTGGGGAGTTGACTTCATGTTAGCAAAGAGACTTGATAGGGAGAAAATCGAATACGATTATGTTTCTCTTCAGGATGAAGAGAAAGTGGATAAAGAACTTTATAAAAAATATAAGGTTAAATCAACACCTATTCTTTTGATTCTTGACAATGAAGAAGAGGCTGATAGACTGTCTTCAATCGAAGAAATCGTAGAATATTTAAAAAATATATCAAATACTGAGACTATTGATAAAATCTAGTTCCAGTGGATGGATATTTTTTAGGACTATTGATAATTCTATCTGTTAATATTTTATATTTTTCATATTTTCTAGTTAAACCAGTGATCTCACACTGATAAAATTTATCTAAAAAGGATTTTATATGTAAAGTATTCTTAACACCAAAGCAGGAAGATTTATGGATATTTCCATTTTCTTTTAATCTTTCATATTTCCATATTTTATAGTTATCACCATGTAAGTAATTTATTAAAGGGGTCCAATCCTGATCAATAGTTGACCAAAATTGTAAAGTTATAGTTCCACCTTTTTTGTTTTCGATATAAAGACATCCATCCCCATCAAAAAATCCGTGCCAAAAATTATGATGATATTGTAAAGGTATATGGTCTAATATTTTAGATGGACCAACCGATCTATTTGTATAATCCATACTAACTAAAAAATTTACTAATAGTTTATTTGAAGTTGATAATTTTGCTTGAATATTACCAAATGGTTCACCATTTTTCATTCTCTGTCTTTCATAATAACCCCACTTGCCAACTTTATCAAAAATTGGTTTAATATCTATAATATCCTCTTTTTTAAGTTCTAAATTGATTGACCTAGTTTGAATATTTCCATCCGCCCATAAGAATCCTAAAATATAAGAAACGTATGGATCAACACTTGACAAAAACAAATTATGGTCTACATTGTAACCATCAATCTTTGGGTGGTCTTTCCATCTTTTAACTGCACTTTCACTATTAACCATACTATTATTTAGTCATTCACGAATCAAATTATGAATAGAATATTAAAATTTCCTTGGGATACTAGACACAAACACTTTTTTACAAGTGATTGGCATGTATACCACGATCCTAAATGGGAGGTTCCGATTTGGAAATCTAGGGGATATTTAAATGCACAGGATTTTACAGAATGCTTATTGGAAAAAATAAACAATACTGTGGGTGAAACGGATTATATCTGGTTTTTAGGAGATATGTTTCTTAATGCAACAGATGAACAATGTTTAAACTGGTTATCTAGAATTAATTGTAAAAACATTTATAAATTGTGGGGTAATCATTGTTCAAACACCTATAGACTCTACAAACAAGAAGTATTAAACCAATTTGGGAGAAACGATATTGAAGTTTATCCCCTAAAAATGGGTAACGTCACATTCGTTGGAAATCACTTGGAAATCCAAGTAGGTAAACAACGTTTGGTTCTAAACCATTTTCCATTGAGAATATGGAATGGATGCCATAGGTTTTCTTGGCATCTGTCGGGACATTCTCATTTAAACGATCCATTGAGAAGACCGGAATATCCTTTGGCCAAAGCCTTGGATACTGGAATTGACTATGGAAAAATTTGGTCATTTGAAGAAATTCAAGAATTAATGTCAACGAAAACAGTTGAATTGATTGACCACCATGATAAGGGTACTAATTAAGGTATCTAATATCTTATGACAGAAGAAGAATACCAAGTCCGAGTAGGCAAGATACGACAAAGAAGACTAAAATTGGAGGAACATTTGAAATCGCTGGAATTTGAATATCCCCCCATTGACTATGACAAAGAGTTTGCTAAGATGATCGAAGAAGTGGATGAAATACTCTACGATTTGAGAGTTGAAGATTTCTTAGAGTCTGTTGACCAGTTGTTAATTGATGAAGGATATCTAAACGAAAACAAAGAAAGAATAAAGTAATATGAATACAAACAAGAGAAACAAACAATGGTTAAGAAATCGTGATCAAATGAAAAGCCCAAAGGTTTTCAATATAAGTATGGTTCGCAGACCGGATGGTTCATTCCATATTTTGGGTGGACAAAGCAAGGTTCTTATTCGTAAGAATCAGTATATTGGTGAATGGGTTAATGTCGATACAAGAGACTTGACCTGTGAAATGCGCAATAGTCGAATCACTTCTCTGTAAGTGATTGAATCGGAAACCGAAGCTATGACACTGATAAGGGCAGAGTGCTTTTTTTATGATTCGATATCATACGGTTTCCCCTTGGGAATATAATAGAAGTAATCTTTAGGTGGGTTTAGATGACTGTCAATCAAGATTGAGAAACACCCTATGCCAGTCTCTACTATTATATTCCCTTTAATTTGAGTGAAGTCCAAATATAGGTTAGCGGTTAAATCCTTTCGCGGAGGATTTGAGAGAAAAATATTTCTCAACTATAGAGGATCGATCTTCTTTAGTTGATTAGTTTTTCGAAACGGTGCATATCGTTCATTGTGGGTTCGAATCCCACTCACTTAATCATTATGAGTGATATAGAAAAAAGTTTAAATGATCTTATAGAATCTTCAATTACAAGTGGATATCCAATCAATATATTAACGCAATTACTTAAACTGTATATTGATGAAAAGTTTAAAGACTTGGATGAAAGATTGGAGAATCATATCGAGTATGGAAGTCATTATAATAGTGCGGATGATTATTAATTAAAACCGAATTACAATTCAACCATGAATACGATAAAAACAATACTGTGGATGATTAAGGTGGCGATTACCAATCTTTACAATAGAATTATTGGAAAGCGTTAATATGACATCTGCGAATGTTACTAACTATAGGATTGAACGCAATGGTGAAATTGTTGGTGAACATAGCCAACATCATATGTGTCATACTCATTGGCATAGACTTTATAAGTATACTCCATTTACAGAATACAAAATTACCCCCCATTGGGAAGATGAGCATGAAGCACCCCATGAAGGAAAAACCGTGGGACTTTCTGAATTCTTAGCCAATCATAAACCATCAATTAGCGATATGAAACGTATGATGGGTTACATAGAACAACAAAACGAAATTTTAAAAGAATGGCTTGATAAGTTTGGAGATTCCGATAAGGAATTGAGTTTGCGAACAAGAAACAAAATTAGTTATTCTCCTTTATAAAGTATTGCTTAATTTCTTTACATATATCAGAATTTAGATACTGTTCATAAATATAAAAATCCTCTTTATTAAGAGCAGTAAAATCAGATTTGGATCTATTGAAATTTTCAGATGGTGATATTGGTCTTAGATTTTTATGATTGTGTATAATTCTGGAAACGTGTTCTGGGTTTTTATGTAAAGCATCTTCAAACCAGTGAACTTGCCAAATATGATCTAAATGATATTTCTCATCTGACCAATTTTTATTATCACATTTATCGGTTAATAATTTGAAAAATTCTTCATAGTTAGAGACACCTATGTAATCAATACTTCTTGAATTTTTTCGTTCAAGTGTTCTTCGAATAATACGTCTAATACGTTGTGTTAATTTAAAGGTTGGATCACGCTCCATTTTATTTTTTACCCATGTATTTTGTCTTTTAATTACATGTTCTTTATTGGATTTAAAATACTCCTTTGAATAGTTGATCTTTTTAATTCTATTTTTTAAATAGTAATTTCTAGATTTAGTTTTATCCTTTATTAATAAAAGATTTTGTAACCTATATTCCTTTCTACAATCTTTACAAGATGGATATAATCCACTTTTAACATTTTTACATTTATCAAAACATGATACTTCCTTTTCAACTTTACACTTGGAACATTCCTTGGTCATGTTATTATTTATCCCTTAAGAAAAAGTTTTTTTAATTAAAACCGAAATATAATTTAGCCATATGAAAACAGGAGTTATTGCAACCAAAACAATCGCATCAGACGATATCAAGGATACTAGAAGTGTTATGGGTATGTCAACTAAAGGGATGGACATCGCAACGTTTTACTTGCGTGACAAGATCTATTCCGATAAGATTCTTGCTGTTGTGCGAGAATATATTTGTAATGCATGGGATGAACACGTAAAGTATGATATTACTCGTCCCGTTGATGTTAAAATGGTGGCCCATGACAACCAACACATTTGGTCTGTTCGGGACTATGCTATGGGTTTGGATGAACACGATATCAGAAACGTGTTTGGAATGTATTTTGAATCAACCAAGTCGAATACCAATGATGTTATTGGTGGATTTGGTATCGGTGGTAAAGCCGCATTCTCATACATTGATACATTCTATGTGGTATCATATCACAATGGAGTGAAGACTAATTATGTTTGCACTCTGGGTTCTGGAACCAAAGGTATTCCAGTGGGAGAGATTTATAAGATTTCAGAAGAACCTACTACTGAATCGGGAATTGAAATCAGTCTTGAAATTACTGGATACTCTAATGTTGATTCATTTGATGAAAAGACTAGAAAATTTGTTTCGTTCTTTGATCCTAAAGCAAAAGTTGAATTTAGGGATTCTTCAAATAGGTTAATAACTCCTGTTGCCCCGGTTATATCCAAACCGATGGGAGACTTCATCATTAATAAATATGAAGATGTACCCCACTATAGAGGTAGTGGTCAACAGTTCTTTATTAGAATGGGCGGTGTGGTATATCCACATAATTTCAGATCAAAATCCCGTAGTTTTAGCGGTAATGTAATAATTGATGTTCCCATTGGAAGACTATCAATTCCAATCTCCAGAGAATCAATCGAAACCACCCCTTTAAACACTAAGGTAATTGAAGAGATTGATGCCTATCTGGATACTTTGGCTAATCACGAAATATCATCACTGACAACTCCAAAGTTTGGAAGACTTGCAACTGGTAATGAATCGAAATCCAATGAGTATAACGGAATATGGTTCACTCATAGATTTGGTGATTGTTTTTCGAAAACATCAAAGGGACTTATACATATTGGTAGAAAAAAGGATAGCTTGGATGGAACCATGCAACCCGTTTCAGATGATAAGGCATCCAAACACCTGATTTATGTGTTTCCTGATATCAAGTCTACTAATAATTGGCACAAGCGTCTCATATCCGCCTTGATAAAGGTTCAGGGTAATGATTACAATGGATATGCCTACATATCACATAAAGATCATGATGTGGTAATTAACACTTTGGATAATACCATTGATATTTCCGATTGCCAATTTTGTGAAGTCAAGAGTCTGAAACTTCCAAAACTTGAAAAGGATACTGTTGACACCAACACTTATCTGGTGTATGATAATTATGGATGTAAGTCCTATTATAGTGCCGATGGATTGGATGAACAAGTAAAGAAGAACTCATTCAAGGACCAAGATATTGATGATGATTGGTATCTTGAAGTGAAGAGTATGCAGGAGCTTCACTTTAGGACTGTTGGCAAGGCTTCCGATCATGGAACGAGAGGGGAATTTTGGACTGTTAATAGTAACAAGATTATTGAGAATCTTAAAGAACTTGGTTGGATTACTCCAACCTCACCAGAGTATATTGAAATCAAGAAAAAATTCGATGAAGTGTATCGTATCAAGAGATTGGTAGCGAACGCGAAGTATAATCTTGAAAGAATATATTTTGGAGCAGAAGCACCAAAAAGAATAGTTAAACTTATTGAGAAAAAACCGGATAGGATTGAAAAACTTGACAAGATCAAGTCCACCATTCTAATGGAGAAATCCACTCGCGGAAGAATTCTAAAGTCCATAAAGGATTATGACAAGCATATCACCAGAAAAGATCTTCGTAAGATCCTACTGATGAAGGATTAATTAAAACCGAAATATAATTTGAACTGTTGACAAATCGAGAAACTGAATTAAAATAAAATTATGACCTACCTAAGCAATGCAACTGCCTTGATCGTTTTCTTTGAAAATGGTGAAAAGGCCCGAGTCGAAAAGACTGATAAAAACTATGCGAAAGCACTCAAGGTTTTTAGTCTTCCAAAAGAAGATCAAGAACAAGCTATTCGTAATCTATTGAATCCTACTGAGATTAAGAAGGACGTTATTAAGCATCAAAACTTTGAAGTTGTTGGTGAAACTGTCCTTTATCAAGGTGAGGAACTACCCCCTGCCCTTATTACCAAGGTTCTTTCCATTGTTCGTGATGGTCTTCCTCTGGAACACTTTGAGAAGTTTTGGCAACGTCTTGAAAAGAATCCTAGTTCTTCTTCCGTGAATGAACTTATTGATTTCCTTTCATATAAGGAACTTCCAATCACGGAAGACGGTTGCTTTATTGCATATCGTGGTGTTAATAGTGATTACTATTCCGTTAATGGAAACACTAATACTAAAGTCCTACAAGGACAGGTGGATGATCAGGGACGCATTCTAAATGCCATTGGTGAAACTATTGAAGTCAGTCGTCGTCAAGTCGATGATAACCGTGATATTGGTTGTTCCTATGGACTCCATGTTGGTTCTCTTGATTACGCTTCCTCATGGGGACCAAAGGTTATTGTTGTGAAGGTTGATCCTGCTGATGTTGTATCGGTTCCAAAGGATTGCTCTTGTCAAAAGTGTCGTGTTTCTAAGTATGAAGTTCTTTATGACTTCGTAGGAGAAATCACCGCATCCGTTGTCGGTGATGATGGAGAAGATGATGTTGTTACCAGCGACGAGAATGAGAGAACTGAATTTGTTAGTAAAGTTGATAACTACCTTCAACGTAAGATTGAAGAAGGTTATGAAGAAGTTACTGTGAGACAAATTCAAAACAGTTTCTCTCCTGTTTGGCCTAGTAAAGAATCTGTTCTTGATGCCCTTCAAGAATTGTGGTTTGATTGGGATGATAACTATGTTGTTGATCTTAATCAATAAGATAAAAATTGAAACGGGTGATATGAAACATTATCACCCGTTTCTCATTAGAATAAAAATTATGAATGAAATTTATTTAACAATTATGGTTATGGTGGTTACTATCACAATAATTCTATGGTCCTTTCATGAGTTACTTATAGATTCCTTTTTTGGATCTTTTAGTATTTTATTATCAACAATAGTATCAGCGATGATGCTAATCCTTTCAGGTGCAAAACCCGTTGGTGATGATCTAATTGAAATCAAACCAGCGACTAATACAATAGTTGGAAATCAACTAATAATTCAATCAAAAGATTATCCAACCCAAGTTGTTTCTGATATTGGCTTAATTGATAAGAAGGTCCAAGTTAAAAGAGTGATAACGCAAAATGCTTGGGGTGGTGATTTGGAAACAAAATATATTGTTGAACCTATTGATTAAAACCGAATTATCATTTCACCATGAAACAACATATTCATTGGAAAGCAACCACTGATTATCCTTATGTATTGAATTTGGATGAACACTTCAAGCCTTATACTTCTTTAGCCGAACTGGAATATAAGAAATTTGATTTTAAGGGTGGGGAACCACACTTTCAAATTACTACAGACATTCAGTATATTGGTAATCTTGTTCTTACTCAACGCTATAATAGTGTTAGTGACTTGTTTGATATCATTCTAGCCAATGATGCCGCTCGTCGTATGGGTTTTAGAAACATTAGTCTTATTCTACCTTACTTTCCTGCCGCTCGTCAAGATCGTG